CACCGTGAACCCGGCCGGATGCTCGTCCAGTACACCTTTCAGCGGATAACATTCAGCTTTCACGTGTTGCTCTTCTGCGGCTGCCTTGCAGTCATTTTCACTGTCGTAAACGCCGAGCAGGACATCCTGATTACCGCCCGTCAGCATGCTAACGGTGAGAACCAAGGCAAACATCGTGCTCATGAAGGGTCTCCTTTTTGCGCGAGCATGTAGCACACCCGGCGGATGAAAGCTGACAGCGGACTTAAGCGAACAGCCTGCTGACGAGCGGGTTTGCGTGCGAAATCATTCATAGAAACAATCCCCTCAGTGCGCTGAAGAGCGCGATCCAGATGAAGAGCCCAATTACTGCCGAAATGACCATGGCTCTGATGCCTTGCTTACTCATTTCAACCTCAGCCATTACGTGGCCAGCGGAACGTTTAAACCTACTGCGCGTTGATCTCTCCACCTCATCCGGTGTTTCGTATGCCGCCGGCAGCTACTTCGTGGGCTCCATGCCTGGGTGGTTCGTGGTGCGTCTTGGTGTAATTAGTAAAACACCGCTTTACCATTAGGTCAAGTATTGCGAGACTAAAAAGTACATCGTTGCTTTACTATCTGGCAAAGGAGATTTTGAAAAGGTGATAAGAGAAAAAAAAATCCCGACGCTATGGTCGGGACCGGGGTTCGCTGTAGGAGAGATGTGTATATGATTTAATGTGGGTATCAAAAAACCGACACTGAGGCCGGATAAAAATTTCAACAATCTAAGGAGTACAAGAAAAATTTTGACCTGAATATAGTGCTAAAAACTCATAAATGCTTAAGCAATTTACTCCATGGGCTAATGCAGCATTTGGGATCATAATTCTCTTTTTAGCTCCTTCCTGGTTTTTTTCATGAGAAATTATAGAAAACCCATGGGTCATAGCGTGTGCGATCAAAAAGGCGTCGGCTTTTGATTGAGAGGCAAAATCCTCTTTTGCTTTATCGCTAACATCGAGAGTCTGAGCCCAATTCATCAGTACTCCATAACTTTGCATAGAAGTGATTTCATCTTGAAAAAAAGTAGGAGGAACCTCTTCGTTGACCCATTTAGAAATTTCATCGGGTTTAGCTAAAAGTTCTTTCTTTACTGAGTTAACCGAATAAACGATTCCTTTTCTGTTAAACTGAACGAGGCAGTCCCAAAACATTTTGCAATAGCTAAAGTTATAATGAAAATATTTCGCAGCAATAAAGACATTACTATCAATAAGAAATCTTTCAGGCATCATTTCTTAGACGTCCTTTGCTTATACAGCTCAATAACAGTACCTGTCTTAATGTTGAGTAAATTAGCAGCTTCTCTTAAAGGAAGTTGCTGATTCATGGTAGAAGACAGTATTGCATCTGTTAGTTTTGGACTGTTTCTGTACGGATATGTTGCGTATGGGTTAGCTCCGCTAGATTCTTTCTTTGGTACATTTAACACATAATTTCTTAACGTGACGAAATCAATATCGTTAATTAAATTCAAGGACTTAGCTTTTATTGCTGTAGCATACAAACTTACTTTGAAGAAGGATGCAACGTTAATTGCAGCTACTAATAATTCATCAGTAAACTCTGTTTCTTGATCCCATTTCTTTTTGAATAGGTCATGAGGCATTAAAACTTCCGCAGCTACTTTATTGCAAAAGGATTCGATTTTATTATCGAATTGCCAATTAGAGACACCTGCTTTACCAACCCAAATATGAGCGACTTCATGAAAAAGTGTAAAAACTTGAGCGGAGTAAGAGTCTGTACCATTAACAAACACGCATGGTACCATCTCATCAATAAGACAAAATCCTCTAAATTCGTTTGGATCAATAGTTCTTTTAGTATTACTTTTGACGATCCCATTTTTGAATACCAGAATTCCTTTTTTTTCTATAAGATTGCATGCAAAAGAAAAATAAGAGTCTTTTGTTATTTTATTAAGGATCTTTTTAATATCTAGCTCTATTGTTTGGGATATATCCTGAGCGACAAGGCGAAAGTCGTCATTGATGGAAAAACGACCAATAAAATCAATATTAAACTGAATTCCAAAATCATCAAGATATTCTTTGTACCAATCTATTTTATATTTGATATCATTATATGTATCAATAAAATCTTTAGATAAAGGTATTGGGTTAATGGTTTGTCTTAAATCAGGGATCGTTGGGGGGGTATTTTTAGGTGGCGTGTCAAGGAATAGATATCCAAATGGAATTTGACCAATTCTTGCAAGTTTTTCAGCGACTGTTTTTGTAACATGGCCCCGTAGAAACATTTCCTTTTTTTTAGGCATTAGCTCTTCCGCAAGGGCGGAGGGAGTATATCCGCCTTGATCTGCCACCCAGTCAATCATCTGTGGGGAAAGTTGAAGCTCAACCGTCGCCATAAAATCACCTAAAATCGTCCATTAACGTTTTCATTGTTGTGTATCCGAGATAAGTCGTCAACGAGATTGAACCCAAAAAGACCGCGTCTGCAGCTTTTTTCATTCATTCAATCATCACACCATACCGCTTAGCTAGATATGTTTCCTGTACATAGCTTCCTAATTACTTCGGCTTATGCACCTGGATTGGCATAACCGCCCAGGATGAACCAGGACAGAAATGCAATAGCAACGATAAACACTATAACTGGAAAGGCTATACCAATTCTCATATGACGACCCTCAAGTCTCACTCACCATCACTTTTAATCCGACGTACCATGTACTTTGCGTACAGCTCATCGAGTTCTTTCAGACGCAACGACACGATCCGTAAGATGTTCTGTTGTTCTTCTTCTGGCAGTTGGCGATAGAGCTCCAGTAGACGCTGTTCATCTGGCTTAAGTCCGTCTTTCTCACCAACATCTTCACCGAGTAGCCATGGTACTGAAACACCTGCTGCATCAGCGACTGCCAAGGCTGATTCTTTGCTGATTTTACCGGTTCGAAACCACCCGGTTACCGCTTGCTTACTGACATTAGCAACCTTGGCCATCTCAGTTTTTGAGAAGCCTTTGCCATTCAGTTCGGTCAGCCTGGAAATGAGGCTCTGGTTAGGATCTTTTTTATTCATGCATTGATTGTAAACAATAGCTTTACCAGTTGATAGGCAGGCGTATGTTGACTGTAAAGTAAATTGATGCTTTACTTTGTTCACTTAAGGAGGTCCTATGACTGGTATTGAAAATGCAATACTCCGTTCTGGCTCGGCAAGTGCGCTTGGTGAGTTGATCGGCGTTTCAAAAATGGCCGTTTCGCTGTGGCGCCGCAAAGGCATCCCTGCCGAACGAGTTCTGTCAGTGTTTGAGGCGACAGGTGTAACTCCCCACGAACTACGGCCAGATCTATACCCAAATCCAACAGACGGCCTGCCGAAACAGGAGGGCTGACCATGCAAATCATGTCCTTTCAACAAAATACCGGATTCAAGACCGGCGCTTTGATAAAGCGAAATCAGCAGATAGTGGCAGAGCACGACAACATTCGCTCCGCCGTTCGCGCCTGGGCAGCAGCTGAAGGTCAGGATGTTGTGTCGGCACACATCATCGGTGAGTGGCGGCAGAAGGGCGGCGGGGAGATCGACTTTCCTGATGACATCAGCCGTGCCCGGCAGAAGCTTTTTCGTTACCTGGATAATCCGGCTGAATCTGAGCGGTACCGCGAGAAAGTGCGTCTTCTTACTCCGGCAATCATGGCCGTTCTTCCTCTGGAGTTTCGCCATCGCCTGATGCCCGAAGACAATTTTATGTCCCGTCTGGCTCGTCTGGAAAAAGAAACCAGCGAAGCAAAGATTGCCGTTGCTGTGGGGGCTCCACGCCATCAGAAGCTGAAAGAACTGAGCGAGGGAATTGTCGAGATGTTCCGGATAGACCCTGAGTTAACGGCGCCGCTGATGGCCATTGTCACTTCAATGCTGGGAGTGACGTGATGCTGGAATTCAGAAAGGTGAAAGCCGCGGTGCTGCAACACCTACGGCTTTCGTTGCGAATTAACTGGATCAATTCACAGGGGAAATTATGAACACGAACCAACCGAATATCAATAATGGGGGCGCCCATGGCTAAAAATTCTATCGATGCATACGGCGCCAGCGGCAAAAGCAATGTTCTTTTTTTCGAACCAGAAAGTTTGCATCTGGTTACCGATACAACACACCCGCTTTACGACGAACGAGTACACCTACCGCTTAATGAAGCGGTGATCCTCAATATCATGGAACTTGGGGTACTCGAACCGATTATCGTGTGGAAGGACCCGGAGACAGGGAAAACCTGCGTGGTGGCAGGTCGGCAGCGAGTAAAGAACGCTAAGGAAGCAAACGCCAGGAGAAAGCGGGCAGGGCTGGAACCCTGGCCTATACCCGGTATAGCTAAGCGCGGCTCAGCAATTCAAATGGCCAAATACATGGTCAGCGAAAACGAGATAACCCAACCAGATACCCCACTGGGCCGGGCCAAAAAAATGGTTCAGCAGATGGAATATGGTCATGACGAAAATGACATTGCCCTGCTTTTTGGCTGCAGCGTAAAAACGGTCCAGGCAACCGTGGCTCTACTGGATGCTACGCAGGCCGTCCAGGCGGCGGTTGAGGCTGGAAAAGTCACTGTCACTCAAGCGCGTCAACTGGTCGATATGCCACCGGAAAAGCAACGGGAAACGGTCAAACAGTTAGAGGCAGCGGCAGAGGGTGTAACTGGCCACGAGAAAGCTCGCCGCCAGCGCGCTGTCCTAGGCGACACAAAGCCGCGTCTCAAATCCCGTAAGGAAATCACCCAGCAACTTCAAACCGCCAGTGGCGAATACGCTGAGGCTTTGCGGTGGGTGCTTGGTGATGAAAACACACCAGTTTAAGCAACAACGGGGTCTCTATGCGTGATTACGGCAAGGTGCATACATCATTTTGGATAAGCGATGGAATGCGCCGGGTATCGGATGATGCCAGGTTGCTGGCGCTGTACCTGCTCACCGGGCAACACACAAACATGATCGGATGCTTCAGGCTGCCTGATGGATACGTTTCGGAAGACCTTGCATGGACTCCTGAAAGGGTTTCGAAAGGGTTTGATGAGCTATCGGCTAACGGTTTCGCAACGCGTGATTCGTCATCGAAATGGGTGCTAATTCGTAACTTTCTGACCTGGAATTCAGTTGAAAACCCAAACCAGGGAATTGCAGCACTTCGTTTGTTTGATCAGGTCCCGGACAAATCTACGGTGAAGCCAGAGCTGGCGCGGGTTTTAGCCTCGGCAATATCCCACATCGGCATCGCAAAACTAAAGGGTTCCGAAAGGGTTCTCGAACCGTTCCTTAACCAGGAACAGGATCAGGAGCAGGAACAGGATCAGGAAGAAGATAATTCGGGGCATGGCTCCGCCACACCCCCAGCAGATCAAAACCAGGACGAAAGCGATAAACCTGATTCCCAAAAAATATACCCGAATGATTTCGAGCAGGTCTGGTCGGTTTATCCCAGGCGGGCAGGGGGTAACAGCAAATCCGATGCCTTCAAAGCCTGGAATGCCCGAATCAGGGATGGAACCACTACGGCGGAAATCTTCGCAGGAGTGGAGCGTTACGCAGCTTTCGTTAAAGCCGAGGGAATCCTTAACACGCAGTACGTGAAACAGGCGAAAACGTTTTTTGGCCCTGGTATGCATTTCAGCGAACCGTGGGCGATTCAGCAGGCGTCAGGAGCACGAGATCCCAATCAGATTTCGGAACCTGACAAAACCATCCCATCGGGATTCAGGGGGTAGCGATGAAAAACATGATTGGTACCGGGAATGCACTGGAGCGACTGAAAAAACTCATTCCCCCTGGCGTTCAGCCAAAATTCGGCAGCGTTGATGAATGGCGTGCCTGGCAAGCCGAAGAAGGCCGTAAGTGCTGCGAGGAACTGGAAAAACAAAACCAGCGCGCACGTGCAGAGAAAATCTTTGGACGTGCTGGAATTCAGGATCTGCACCGCAGCTGCACATTCGCTAACTATCAGGTTGAGTCGGATGGCCAGCGTCGGGCGCTCTCGATGGCGAAAAGTTATGCGCAGCATTTCGGCTCTGGGTTTGCGAGTTTCGTATTCAGCGGAGCGCCGGGCACCGGGAAAAACCATCTGGCGGCAGCAATCGGAAATCACCTGCTGGCTGGTGGCCGCTCTGTGCTGGTGGTGACTATTCCTGACCTGATGCTACGTGTTCGCGAGTGCTATGACGGCGGGCAGTCAGAGGCGTCATTGCTGGACGATTTGTGCCATGTGGACCTGCTTATTCTGGATGAGGTGGGTATTCAGCGCGGAAGCAGCGGTGAAAAAGTCATCCTGAATCAGGTTATCGATCGCCGGCTGTCCTCCATGCGACCTGTCGGCATCCTAACCAACCTGAACTATGAATCGCTGAAGGAAACACTGGGTATGCGGATTCTTGACCGTCTCCAGATGGACGGCGGTATGTGGGTGAATTTTGAATGGGACAGCTATCGCAAAAACGTGCGTCATTTGCGTGTCGTTAAGTGAGGTATGTATGGCTAGAGCATTGTCAGCAGTTGAGCGCAGAGAGTACGTCCGTGCAGTGATTCGGATCACCAGGCATCAGGGGCGACTCACGACCGCCGAGGCAATGAAAAAACTGGGCCTGAGCCGCGCTACTGTTCAGCGGTATTTTTCCGAAGCAGAAGCGACTGGCGAGGTTGTCCGGCATGGTCGCTTGGGGTTGTTCCGCGATCAGCGGGCCGTCATCGACTTTGACATGAAGCGTTTTGGCCTGGTGCCGAAATTTGCTGTTGGGATGAATTACAGCCTGCTTGGCAGCCCCGTTTTTCAGCGAGTTTTAGATGTTCAGGAGGCTATTCATGGGTAACGAAATCGAACAAATTGCGCAGCAAAACGAGATGAGCATTGAGTTTGTTACCTGGTTCTTTAACGAGAAGAGAGTGGGGTGCGGGAATGTCTGGTTCATGATGATGGCTGCAATGTGGGAGGGCTGGAAAGGTCGTAGCATCGAAATGGATAAGCGGGCTGCGGAGAATGTGGTGTTAGCTCTGGAAAATGTAGCGATGAAACAGATCGTTGACTCCGTAACCAACCTGGATAACGAACCTCAGTACCACGCCGAAGGCATGGGGTGCGGACTGGAAGACCGTGGCATTACTGACCGGTACGATGCCTGCCGATATGGCTGGGATGAAGCTATGGAGCGCGTATACGGCGAAGTTATCCCATGCTCCGATGAGCTGGACTTTTCCGCCACCGACGTTTACCTAGCCGGGATTAAGGCTGATGCGATTACCGCTTCTTTGGATGCCTGCTCTGACTATCTTGAAACTGACTGTGTTATGGACAGGCTTGATATCAGCTACGAAGAAGCCGAGAAGCGAACCTCAGGGGCAATCGAGTTTCATGATGCGATGGTCAATTTTGCAAACCAGATGCGCGAGGGGGCCAAATGAGCAACTCACTGCAAATTCTCTGCATTAAGGATACCGAAGGATACTGGACTGAAGGTGAAATGTATCCGGCCCGTGTGGTTACTGGAGGATTTGTCCAGGTAGGAGACGATGACGATCCTAATGGCGAAGGTTGGAGCGCTGCACCAATGGAATATCGAGACGATGGTTCGATCGTTTATCAGGTCGGCGGTATTGAGGGTGATGTGTTATTCGAGGAGCCCAGCCATGACTGATATCACCGAACTGGCGCAGCGTATGAAGGCCGCAGCAGGGAAAGCGACGCAGGGCGAATGGTGGGCCGACGAAGTTAAAAACGAAAGATGCTACGGGTCTGGCGATGACTGTATGGAGGGATTCACCTCATACGCAATTTATGGCTCTGACGGGCAAACCCTCTTTGATTCGCTCAACAGTGACGCCGCCTGCATCTGTGAGGAATACGACGGCGAGGGGCATGTGGCATGGGATGAGACGGCGCAGCGTAATGCCGAATTCATCGCCCTGGCTAACCCTGCCAACATCCTCGCGCTGGTAGAGGCGCTGGAGAAGGCGCAGGGGATGGAAGCCTACTGGAAAACTCAATGCCGTGGGATAACGGACCATTGCGAGGAGTTACAGGCGCGCATCGCAGAGCTGGAGCGCGAACAGGAGCAACTTCGCCCGGTAGGTGTAATGAGCGAGAAAGCATTTCACCGTCTTGAAAACAGCGAATGTCGCTTTATTGCGTTGTGGCCGCGCCCTGGTATCTTTTTACCGCGCAAGCGCCCTGAGGATGGCGTGATCGTTTATGCGCGTACAGTTGCCACCGCTGGCATCAAGGTGGAGGCTGATTGATGGACTCTTCACTGGAATACGCCTGCAAACGCCTGCAGGAACTGGAAAGCCTACTGCTCGTGGATGTGCCTGAAACAGTATGGCCAGCGGAAGTCAGCATGGTCTTCGCTCAGATTGAAAAAGCCGGGACACTCCCGGCGCATCACCAACGCCGACTTCATCATCATATCAACCGTATGTGGTTGGAGAAAATGCCGGTATCGTCAATTATCGCCGCGGCTCGTTCGCTGGCCTGTGCCATGGAGAAATACGCGTGAGAGAGAGCGAAATCATCGTTGATAACTTTGCTGGCGGCGGCGGCGCCTCAACGGGCATCGAGCTGGCGATTGGGCGCAGTGTGGATATTGCGATTAATCATGACCCGAACGCTGTAGCGATGCATACCACTAATCACCCGGACACGCTGCACTATTGCGAATCGGTTTACGAAGTCAGGCCAAAGGTCGCGACCGCTGGCCGCCCGGTAGCGCTGGCGTGGTTTTCACCAGATTGCCGTCACTTTTCAAAGGCGAAAGGAGCTAAGCCTGTCGAGAAAGCGATCCGTGGACTGGCCTGGGTGGTACTGCGCTGGGGGCTGGATGTTAAACCCCGAGTGATGAAGCTGGAGAACGTTGAAGAATTTAAAACGTGGGGGCCGCTGCTCGCTGGTGAAATGCGTCCAGATCCAGCCCGTGCTGGCGAGACTTTTGAGGCATTCATTGGCATGCTGACCACAGGCATTTCAGCGGATCATCCGGCGCTGGCCGAATGCTGCGAATTTCTGAATATTTCGCTTGATAGCGAGGATGCAGCACGACTGGTAAACGGTTTGGGTTACACCGTTGAGTATCGCGAGTTGCGCGCATGTGATTATGGTGCGCCGACCATCCGTAAGCGATTCTTCATGGTGATGCGTTGCGATGGGAAGCCGATTGTATGGCCGGAAGCCACTCATGGAGATCCGAAATCACCGGCGGTGCTGGCCGGAAAACTGGCGCCATGGCACACAGCTGCAGAATGCATCGACTGGTCCATCCCGGCGCCGAGCATCTTTGATCGAAAAAAGCCGCTGGCGGAGAATACGTTAAAACGTATCGCGCGCGGCATCCAGCGTTTTGTTATCGACAGCGCGTCGCCGTTCATCGTGAAGTGCAATCACACAACGACACGCAGGAAATATGACTGTTTCCGGAGGCAGGCACTGGACGATCCGCTGCAGACGATTACGAAAACCCACGGCTACGCAATCGCGGTACCTCATCTGACAAAATTCCGCACCGGCGCCACCGGGCAGCCAGTTACCGATCCGGTACCGACAGTGACCGCTGGCACGTCCAGGCGCCCGGGGGGGAATGGTCATGCGCTGGGGATTGTTGAGGCGGGCCTTGTCCCGTTCCTCGCTGGCAACGGTGGCAGCGAATACCAGGCTAAACCGCGCCCGCTTGATAAACCTGCTCACACCATCCTGAAAGAGACACGAGCCCGCGTCGTCGCTCCAGTTATCGCCCGGCAATTCGGTGCCAGCGTCGGCCACCGCGCAGACGAGCCAAGCGCAACCATCACAGCGGGCGGCGGTGGTAAATCGCAACTGGTAATGCCGACGTTAATTCAGATTGGCTATGGCGAACGACCAGGGCAGGAGCCGCGCGTATTGCAGCTGGAAAAGCCACTGGGGACAGTAACCGCTGGTGGTAACAAATTTGCTGTGACCAGCGCATTTCTGGCGAAGCACTACGGCGGCAACTATACGGGGCCGGGCGTGGGGCTGGATGAGCCTGCGCATTCAGTAACGACTGTCGATCACCACGCCTTAGTCGCTTCTCACCTGGTCAAACTGCGCGGTACTTGCCGTGATGGCCAGACAACTGACGAGCCGATGCCGACTATCACTGCCGGCGGGCTGCACGTAGGGGAGGTTAAAACGACTCTGGCGGTCGAGGACTATGACGAAGAGCGCGCGCAGCAAGTGCTGGCGTTCCTGCAGGAATACAGCGGGGAGGATTGCACCGGGATGGTGAATATCGGCGGAGTGACTTACCGCATTGTTGATATCGGGATGCGAATGCTGCAACCGCATGAGCTTTACCGGGCGCAGGGGTTCCCGGAGTGGTACATCATCGATCAGGATTACCGCGGTGTGAAGTATGCGAAGGATAAGCAGGTTGCACGCTGCGGCAATGCCGTTCCGCCCCCATTCGCTGAGGCGCTGGTGAGGGCTAATTTGCCGGAGATGTGCCTGAAAAAAGACATTGCAGCATGATAAAGCCCGCTTCGGCGGGTTTTATCTTTTATGGCGAAAAATTAATCCAACAGGAGAATGGGGGGGCGAAAAGTGAACTTAAGCCCACAAAAGGACAAATCGGAAAAATTATTTGTAATACAATTATACACTCATTAGTTATGAGGTTTTTGTATGAAGATTTACCAGGCTCAACCACATGATGTGGATACTATCCTTCCCCTGTATCTCGGGTACCGTCGTTTCTACGAGGTCGAAGAAAATGCCTCGCAGGCCAGAGATTTTATTCTCAAGCGCCTTCAGCTTAATGAGTCCGTGATCTTTTACGCCGAGGTTGATGGGAAAGCGGTAGGCTTTACGCAGCTCTATCCTTTATTTTGCTCTCTTGAGATGAAACGTATTTGGTTGCTTTATGACCTTTTCGTTGATGAGTCAGCTCGGAAGCATGGTGTGGCACACAAACTAATCTCACGTGCTGAGCAACTGGCGAAGGAGAGCGATTCGGCATTTATTATGCTTAGTACCGCTACAGATAACATCCGTGCACAGGCGTTGTATGAGCGTAATGGATTTGTGCGAGATACTGAGTTCTTCGTGTATAACAAGTTTCTGAAATAAATGTTCGATGTAGCCATAATAAAGTGGTTAGTTAATGCCTGGCGGGTTAGCTCACTACTTGAGTATGGCGTCAATGCAACTTACCCAGTGGTAGTCGTCTCTTCTAAACTGCCAGACTATACAACTGGATAGCCTTCTACTTTCAATTTTGCCAAAGTTGACAGAGAGAAATGGTAAGGCAGCATGAGAAAACCCGCTTCGGCGGGTTTTCTTTTTTGCACTGGTAAATAGGGGCTTATACGATACACAAAATATGCCGTCGACAACCGCGCAAAACTTTTCACTCCGTTAGCCATTAAAGTTAAACAAAACTCCCAAACTTTCAATTGTGATAATCTCTTTTGAAAATAGTGGCTTGTAGGGTGATCTTCATCTGCCATCATATCCCTCGCACCGTGTAATTTTCACATGTAAGTGATTCAACATTAATTTATACTGTATAAAAACACAGTATATGATTTTGCTTCCGGGAGGTAGGGATGCGCAGTGAGAGTGACGAGTATTACGATCTGGTTAAACGTTCTACAGGTGAAATTGTGGGCAGTATCAGGGCCGCTGGCCGAGCCTTGGTGTACACGGCTAGCGGGATTACTTCTATGCGACCGCTACTTGAGGACGAGGGAATATTTAATCTCAACACAATGACCAGTTTTCTGCATCGCCTCGGCTACCGAGTTATCCCACCTTCTGATAATATGAAATCAACGGCCTGAACAACCGTTAACCTACTGCGCCACGGAGAGAAACCATGGCGCAATTGCACTTAATAAAGCAGTCACAAGGTTTACTGATCCCTGCCACGCAGGAGACCAGCGAATTTCTACAATCAAAATGCAAGCTCGGCGCCGTTCTGGAGGCCGACTTTAAACTTGTCCGTAATCCGGCGTTTCATCGCCGTTACTTTGCTTTACTCAATCTCGGTTTTGAATATTGGGAACCTACCGGCGGGGCGATTTCGTCTAATGAGCGCAGGCTTATCACAGGTTACGCCAAATTCCTTGCTGCATATGGCGGGAGTGAATCGGCGTTACTTGATGCCGCCGGGCAATATCTCGACCGAATAGCCGAGAAGCGATCCGGCTATATCAGTATTTGCAAATCTTTCGATGCTTACCGGGCGTGGGTCATCGTTGAAGCCGGCCACTATGACGCCATACAGCTGCCGGACGGCACGCTGAAAAAACACCCTCGCAGCATTTCTTTCGCAAGCATGGACGAATGCGAGTTCCAGGAACTGTACAAAGCATCGCTCGATGTTCTCTGGCGGTGGATCCTCTCTCGTTCGTTCAACAGCCTGCAGGAAGCTGAGAACGCCGCAAACCAGCTTTTAAGCTTTTCGGGGTGATGCCGATGAAACGCTCATGGTTTCACCATCACGAATGCACAACGCAGCAGGCCGACGAACTGATTGCGAGATATCGCCAGCGGGGCGTAAAGGTCGAACGAAGCTTAAACCCTGACTTTATGACATGGACCGTCAGCGCGCAGCTGGTGGAGGACAAAAATCCGCCGCGGCCAGACTCTCGCTGGCGCAACAGGATGTGGGGGTGAGTATGGCGAATCTTCGCAAAGCGGCCCGAGGCCGCGAATGCACAGTACGGATCCCCGGGTATTGCAATGGCAATCCTGAAACCAGCGTACTGGCTCATTACCGCCTGGCGGGTACCTGCGGAACTGGATGCAAGCCGGACGATACACAGGGCGCTATATCCTGCAGTGCTTGCCACGATCTCATCGACGGCAGAAAGAAAACCACCGACTTCACCCATGAGGAATTGCGCCTGATGCATGCAGAAGGCGTGTTTCGGACACTCGAAATCTGGCGGAGAGAGGGACTCATTAAATCATGACGACTGAAACCGAAAGCGAACTGAGCAATATTGTCGCGTTTCCCACAAAAGAGGATGAGCCGCGTGATATGACCAACTTTCTGTATGAGCAATCCGAGCGGCCTCTTTGCCGTCATCCTACCGTCAGCGTCAACGAGAAAGAACGGCAGGTTCGTTGCCGCACATGTGGTGCCGCAGTGGATCCTTTCGACTGGATGCTGTCACTTGCCAAAAAGGAGACGCAACTTGCAGACAACGTGAAAGCCTTGCGCAAAGAGGAAAAAGAGCGCCGTAAGAACATCGAGAAACTTATCCAGATCGAGCGTAACGCCAAAGCCAGAATCCGGAGGGCGAAAAAGTGAGCCCAGAAATTATCGAGGCTATTCGCCAGCGTTGGCGACGTCTGAGTCTTGTCCGTTATCGGGGTTCGTTCCCGGTGGCTTATCGAATCCTCAGAAACCAAATCCGCATCTATAAAGCAGGGGCATAATTGTGAAACTTGAAGCGTTACCAAAATTTTTCTCACCAAAATCGATGATGCCCGGTGCTGTACCATGCGGGATCACCGCTGATACGTTAACGATTACCGACGTCATGGCTGCCCTGGGGCTGGCAACATCAAAATCGGCGATAGGTATCGAACTCTACCTTGCAAAAGCGGGCGTTCTGGCGCCGGATAATATAATCGCCTTTATCAATGAGCTTGCTACTCAGCGCGCCAACCGGAGTAAGCCTCTTCAGGCTATGGAGGAAGAGCTGCGGGTTGAGTTCTTGCGCATACTTGCTGGATACGTTTTCCGGGACTATTCGCTGAGCGCAGCCAGCAAGGTTACATGCAGTAGTTGCGACGGATCCGGGTTCATTGACGCTGAGGTATTCACCAACAAAGTGACTTATCCGGATGGAAAGCCCCCGAAGTGGGTCAAGGTCACAAAGGGGATCTCGCCGTCCGACTGGGAAGAGGTGAAAACTGTGCGTGAGCAGGTAAGGGTAATCTGCAAAGCGTGCAACGGGAAGGGTAGCACAAAGAACGAATGCCGCTGCCGTGGCCGTGGCGAGGTTCTTGATAAGAAAAAATCTGAGCTGCAGGGGCTTCCTGTTTTTAAGCAATGTCCTCGTTGCAGTGGACGTGGTTACCCGAGATTAAAAGATACGGAGGTATTCAAGGCGCTGGGAGTTACAGAAACCACCTGGCGCAGAAACTTCAAATTATTCTTCGATAGGCTGGTGGAGTTCTGCCATGTTGAAGAATCCTTCGCAGAAAAGATGCTCGAAAGAGTTACGAGATGATTTTATAACTGGCTATTGCAAACGTGGCGGAAATTGGCTAATCTCGTTCCAACGATGGGGTATTTCGCCCACGTTAAAGATATTAAGACCTCGCCTCGGCGGGGTTTTTTTGTCTTCGTAAGGGCTTTATGTCTCACTCATCATCAAGAAAAAAGGTGCTGCACTCGACTTTACTACTTACCTCCCGCGCTTCGCATGCACGAAGTTGTGTCAACCATGTAGCCAATCGAGTTGGCATGGCGAGAGAAGCGTTGCTGAATAAAATCGTGAGTGACATAGGGGTTAACTTAGAGGGGCCCCTTTCGGAAGAAGAGTTACTAAAAGCGTATCATTACTTTGAATCTCTCTAAGATAAACAGCTAACGGTATCATTTTTATTTACGATAGAGACTTCCTTTACCAGTCCTTGCTCTCTCCCAAAGTTCCTCATCCGTCAGGGTTGTTTGAATCAGTTCGATTGGAACACCTGCGTCATTGATAACTGCTACGAAGTAATCATCTATGGGCTCATAGGGGCCGAGGATTATATCTTCATCTCTGATGGCTGCTGATAAGTTATCAACTTTAAACGCAACATGAGGTACCGTTTTCAGTAAAGGATGAAGTGGTGAGTCGTCAGTAAAGCGATGCCACTGGACTTTAAATTTCCCGGGATTGTCGGAAGTGAACATTCCAGCCTTCTCACTGAACGTTCCTTCGCATCTTCCATCTTGTAATGGAATGCCAAAATGGTGAAACTCGTACTGTAAGTTTCTTTTCATGAGCAAACTCCTCAATTAAAAAAGCGTTCATTATTATATTGATCGTTTGCTCAATGCGGAGGCAACAGCAATGCACATATGCTTCATCTGAGATGAAAGACTATCATAATGTCCGCTAATCCGAGTACAGACATGATTACTCGAGTAGTTGCTTAGCTGGTGGCAAGAAGATACATCGACTGCATACACTGAGCATAACCGGATTTTGTATTAAATGCTTTGGGAAGTAAGTCTGTTATTGACGCATGGAATGATAAAACCATAAATTATCAACGTGGTGAATCCCCCTATGCGGAGGGGCGACCAGTCAGTTACAGAAACCTGTAAATGCAGCGCGGGCCATGCCGGCTGGGGCATGCTCACCGGGAGGCACCCGGCACCACACTGCCACTAAACATATTTAAGATTCATGTTGGGTTTACTGTTTACAGTTACCCTTCTATGTTTAAAGAACGTAACGGTAAAAACAAATGCATCCTGGTAAATCGGTAGCTCGGACAATCAGGCGCGCTCTTACCGTTGCTCCTTGAAATGCCAACTTCAGCCCGCCTCTCTCAGCGGGCTTCTTTTTGCTCGTAACCAGCTAAAAGAAAAATCAAAAAAAGCTATACCTTCATCTGGCTGGCGAAGGGGTAAACACTAAGATGTGAATCCTCAGAGCGAGCCATGATGACTGACCGAAGAATTACCTGTCGTTATCTGGCACCCCACATGCAGCATAACCCCTTAAGGCCTTCCATTACGGTAGGCCTGCTGTCTTCTGGGGCCCTACACGTCAAAAGTTCAGTCTGTAGGCCTATACCAGTCTTGGCGGAATTTAGCTAACGGACTCACTTTTCTAATCAATACGGGCACAGCAGTGGATGCTTTACCGATACTATGATTACGTAAAGCCTAAGCTAGAGGGAGTTTGTCTTGAGTGAAAATCTTACTGCAGTGGGGGCACATCAGCGCAGAACCTTTTTGGACTCGGGTGTAACTATGTTCTGATTGGTTGATGCAGTTAGGGCAGGTACATTTGATGAGGTAGTTGCGATTGTTTTTTGAGTTTTTGCGTTGTTGCATATGACATTTCCTGATGAATGGTCCGCAACCATACACTATCCACTGATACATAGCTCGTATTGAATTTGCCAACCACCTCGCACAGGTGGTTTTTTTCTTTCAGGTACCCGGAATCACCATTGATGATTATTCCTCCCGCCGGTCCTGATCCTTATCAAACTCACAGCACCCCGTTAACCCGGAGGTGAACCTATGGCAAAGCATATGCAAGACAAAGAGAGCATGGCCGGAATCACCTGGCTGGCTCTGCTGATCATTGCTGGTTGGGGCGGCCTTGTCCGATTCCTGATGGATGTAAAGCAGGGCAAAGCAAAATGGAGCTGGATAAATGCTTTTGCGCAGATTGTGGTTTCGGCTTTTACCGGGGTTATTGGTGGGCTCATCAGCATTGAAGGTGGCCTGAGTATTTACATGATACTGGCCACTGCCGGTATCAGTGGTGCTATGGGTTCCGTAGCGCTCACGTATTTCTGGGAACGAATCACCGGAGTGAAAGCACAATGACAGCAGACCAGACTATCGAGGGGATCCTCGGCAAAGAGGGCGGTTATGTCGATCATCCGTCGGATAAAGGCGGGCCGACCCGCTGGGGCATCACGCAGACCACAGCTCGAGCACATGGTTACACCGGTGATATGAGAAACCTGCCCAGGGAAACAGCAAAGCAAATTCTGCTCAGCGATTACTGGACCGGCCCCCGATTCGATCAGGTGGCAAGTTTATCTACGTTACTGGCAGATGAGCTTTGCGACACTGGCGTGAACATGGGGCCATCGGTTGCAAGTAAGTTTTTCCAGCGCTGGCTCACTGCCCTTAACATGCGTGGGAAGTTGTATCCCGATCTGATCCCGGATGGCGCCATTGGCCCCCGAACCATCACTGCGCTTAAGGGATATCTTTCAGCCCGCGGGAAAGAGGGGGAACAGGTTCTGTTACGTGCGCTGAACTGCAGCCAGGGCGCCAGATACCTCGAACTGGCGGAGGGCCGCGAAGCCAACGAGGATTTCCTCTACGGCTGGGTTAAGGATCGCGTGCTATGAAGATGATTATCTTCGCTTTGCTCGTGGTGGTGGCTGTGCTCGTTCTGTTACTGCTGCGCAAATATACCCGGCTGGAGTTCGTTGCCCATGCCAGCCTGCTGCTGAAAACGTGGTCTGTAAAGCTGGGGGCTATCGGTGCGCTGGTTGGCGTGTGGGCGCAGTCGTTCCCGGATGCTGCGCTGCACGCCTGGGCGATGCTGCCACCGGATATTAAAAACATTCTGCCTCCAAACATCGTGGCATTGATTAGCCCTGCACTGGTGGTGCTGGCGGTGCTTTCGCAATATGTGCGCCAGCCGGCATTGAAAGATAAGGCCGACGAACTGAAAGGACCGTAGCAGTGAATATTGAAATTATTGCTGGGCTGGTGGTTGTCATCCTGGGTGCGATCGCTGGCGCGTTCGGCATAGGCCATGCACGCGGAACAAGCAAGGCAGAAGCCAAAGCCGAGCAGCACCATACCGAAGAGAAAGCAGCCGCCAGTATTGTTGTGGCAGAACGTAAAGCAGAAGCCACGAAAGGGGCTAGTGATGTTGAAGAGAGCGTTAAGCGTATGGGTGATGACGATGTTGATCGCGAGCTGCGTGGGCACTTCACCCGCCCCGGTAGTCGTTGATACGGCGTGCAACTGGGTGAGGGTCATCTACTTGACCGACCACGATATCGACGTGCTGGATATGCAGACTAAGCGCGACATTCTGGCGCACAACAAAGCAGTGCAAGCCAACTGCCGTAGTATTAGCCCTGCTCATTGAGTTAAATAAATGGCCTCATCCTTGAGGTCCACGGGTAAGTAAACGCAAGGTCTTTTATGTAATGGCTCTTTTAGCCTAGGAGCCAGCCCAGAAACAACAAGCGTAAGCGGTAGATATTTATGATTTTTTTTTCTGCTGTTTATCCACAGCAAACCAAAAGAGGTACGAAAGATTGAATTTAAACTGCAGGACGGCAGCGTTGTACAGGGCTATGAGTGCATTATTGACTACTCACACTCTGAACAGCACTGCCTACCTCAGCTGAAGGATTGAACATTACAGAAGAGTCTCAGTTGATGAAGGGCTTCGATGTCTACCATTAATAGGTGTTCTCCTCTACACGTTAAGGCTGTACCTTGATAATGTTGATTTACATCCACGGTATTGGTGTTTTCATGAAAAAGGGATTTATCGGTACGATCTTCCTGTGTGGTATGCTTCTGGGGTGTTCCAGCTCCGCTAAAAACCCTCAACCAAAGCTGCTATATTCGCCGCATCCTGCATATCCGTATTACGCACTGGCTAACAGGATTGAAGGAGGTGTGGCGGTTAGATATAACGTAGGTGTTGATGGCAAGATATCAAAGCTTTGGATCCTAAAATCAGAACCTCAGCACCTATTCGACTCTGCCGTTATTGCGGCAATGGCCCAATGGCGTTATGAAGCCAATAAACCGACTCAAGGCTTAACAAAAACAATATATTTCAAACTTCAGGCTCCGTCCGATTAAACCAGATAGCAGAACGTTGAGACCGTCTTCATTCATGCTTCATTTATTCCCATCGCTAAGGTCACCTCTGGGTGGCTTTTTTATGGCTTTAACATTGGTGGTGTTGCAGTCAAAGCCTGAGGACCTTTCCTGCCAGTTGAAGCTGTTGCGCTAGAGTGCCATTCAGTGTTTACGTCAGCTGCGGTTGGAGAAAGCCAGTTGGCTGGCTTATGCAGGACAGATTATTTTCTTGTTGAATGCTGCTTCTGGTGTGCTTATATTCTACCTAAAAATTGGTAGGTGTGTTGTGATTAGAAAATGCTATGCAAGAATGTCTGATCCAGCATCGAATGACAAGCTGACACTGGAAATGCTTGTATCTGACGGTGGGTGTAAGATTTTTATCTGGGATTTTGATAAAGGGGTAGCAATTTTCTCTGAGGGTATAACAGGTAAGCAGTCTAAATACATAGTACAAGGTGAAAAGCATGCAGGGCATATCAATCTTATCAGAGATAACACGGTTGAGCGCACTATTTATGGGGTTAAGGAGTTCGCCTATGGAAATGGTGATTCCGGTAAATCCTCTCCTGTGTTTTGCTCATTGTGCGAGGGGCAGATACTCATAATCGAATGCCAAAAGGCTTTTATAAGAAAACCATTAAGGCTTGATGAACTCACCTTTGAATAGAACTACTTACGATACATTCCTCATATGTTCGAAGGATATAACATCTCTCAGGTATCCTGCTTCTGGATGCCGGGAATGTGTACCGCTGGTGGGCTGGATTCTTGGAGCCTTTGCCCAGCAGTTTCAGGTGATAAAAAACCCCGTGGAGTAAATCCGACAAATTGACGGGGCGCTGCAGAGGCAGCCAATGTCGGAGTTTAGTCAGATTTCGAGGTGTTTTTCTACTGGTTTTGAGAAAAAATGGATGGTCTGACACTACAGGAAGTGGCTCATCCCTGAGCTCACGGGTAGAACAGTAGACTTTGTCATGGCAGAGCAAAGTCATAAGTAAGTGTAGAATGTGTTTCTGATTTAACAAGCTTAGCGAGTGTATGCTTCATGGATTGTACGTCTGTAACTTTCATAATATTTCTACCATTTCAAAATTAAGATATTAGGTAAAACCTTAGGGAATTTAGAGGGTAAGAGAAGCTGTGAACAAAAAAATCTCCTCGCGAAGCAATGTTTTTCACTTTAACGAAATATATTGTTTGCAATGTGGGTTTTTTAGTTCATCATACAATGCTACATTGAGTTCTTATAAAATGAGCTGCTAATTATGACTGAGTGCAAACTTCCACAACTTCCAGAGTATTATCGATATGGTACTGAACAAATTAACAAGTTGCCTGGGAGTGGGGATGTTTTTCCTCCTGCGGGTAGTATAATAAAGTCAGTAAGTTTAAATGAAGGTGTATTTGTTTGTGTTCCGGTGCAGCGTTATATACACGGGTTGAATATTTGGGTTGTAGTTGAATCTTCTTGGTAATGATTTTTTTTGGGAAGAGTGATTTTTCGTTGGTTTGATGGTTTCTATTTATTATAAATTCGCTGTCGGAATTTAAAATTAGCATCATTGCAATGCTTTCAAACACCGTAGAAGGATTATGATGCTAGTGCAAAATAATATTTATAATAATTCGGAGTCATATGCTATTCTTTTGTTTAGTATGTGGCCTGTCCTTATTGTACTTCTTGTCGTGATATCTTGCGCCTTTTACGGTGTATTGATGCATAAAACTGCAATTTGTTGTTTTCTGTCAGCCATGTTCCTTGGTGTCGCAGGCTGGTTTTATGGATGATCACCAATAGCTCTAATATGAGTCGCTTTTTAGTATAAAGTCAGGGTGTCATTACTTTACCTGGCTTGTAGCGTTGGTTCCCTAAAGTTTGACGATAAAAGGCCCTGTTAATACAGGGCCTTTCTGTATGTATTATTTTTCAAAGAGGTAAGACATGTCAGAGATCACCGCATCCGAGCAAATCCGCCTGGATATTATCAAGAAAGTGAATTACGACACTGCAGCGGCGAAGTTAGCCATTGACTGGGTAGGCGACAGCTATCTGAAGTCTGAGTTATTCGCAGACTCTTTCGATCGTGTTTACACGGAAAGCGAGATTGTCTCGAAAACTCGTAAAGCAATTCAGGAAGCGACCGAAGCGCTGGCGCTATTTGATACTGGCGCTGAGCAGGTCAGCTAAGGTATTACAGCAGGCATTCATAGAGTGCCTGCGATAATGCCCATCAGACAAATCGTCTGAGCTGACAGTTCAATCAATCACCAATTTCCAGTTATACGGGGTAACTGACATCATTGTCTGTTTATCCCGGTGAATTTTGAAATACTCACTACTCTCATAACGTCTCTGCCTGCCAACACCAGAACGGCAGAGGTCAGTTAGCCGTATAGATGAACCTCTCCCGGGTGGCTCCTGAGAGATTCTTTATACGCTAGCTGGTAGTAACTAAAGGCCGCATATTTTTGCGGCCTTTTTCATCATTTGTAAAATGAAAACCCTCAGGCGATTAACGATGCTCAGGACCATGGAAGTGATCTCCACCATGTCCGCCTCCATGGGGACCAGGGGGAAGGATACATCCTGAAAGTGACAGCGCACCACAGATCACAAAAACAGCAAGCATAATTCTTTTCATAATAACTCCTGAACTAAAGAGCCTTAATTCCAAAACATAAAAGTGAATATTTTATGGAGAATCAGTAATTCCTTTTTCTCCCTCACGTTAAATAGGAATAATCCATGGCAAAACCGGACTGGGGCGAGCTTCAGCAACGGTTCCTGTCCGATCATGCCGCAACCGGCGTATCACCGAAGGATTGGTGTGAAGCGCAGGGACTGAATTACGCTACCGCCCGCCGATACATCAAGAAACCCACTGCGCAAACTGCGCAAAAACCTGCGCAGAAGAAACTGCGCACTGCGCAGAAGGAAAAGTGCGCAGAAGAGTTGGTGGATGATGATGGCCTCACCGATCAACAACGTTTATTTGTCGCGGAATACCTGAAAGATAGCAATGCCACACAGGCCGCCATTCGCGCCGGGTATAGCAAGAAGACTGCTGAACAAATTGGCTATCAGCTGCTTCAGAAAACTTTAGTTGCGCAGGCCATTGCGCAGCAGCAAAAAGCATCCATTGTGCGCACGCTTGGAAGTGCTGATGAAGTGCTTGAGCAGATGTGGCGCCTGGCCACCTTCGATGCCAACCAGCTTTCTCAGTATCGCCGCGGGAGCTGCCGTTACTGCTGGGGCTTCGGTCATCAGTATCAATGGCGTGACGCTGTTGAGTATGAAGAGAAGCGGCTCGAAGCGCTTGAGCGAAAACGTCGCGAGCCCGTCGATGTTGGTGGCTACGGTTACGACCATAACAGCGCGCCTAACCCGGAATGCCCTCGCTGCAATGGCGATGGCATAGGTCAGACTTTCTTCGCCGATACACGCAAGCTGGCGCCGGATGCTGCGCTTGCCTTTTCTGGCGTTAAGCTCGGAAAAAACGGTGTGGAGATAACCGCTATCAGCCGGGAGCGGATGTACGAGGCGGTGATGAAACGTCTCGGCCTGGCTGATAGCGAGTTCGCCCAGCGTCTGCAGCTGATTGAAATTGAGCGCCGGCAGCTGGAGGTTGAAAAATTACGCAAAGAGCTGGCTGCTGACCCGGAGGATGACGAACCAACGCCAGTTGCAATCAATATCAACGTAGTCGATGCACGAGTGAGGGAAGAGGATGGCGATAGCACCGACGCTTAACATCCCTCAGGCCAAATTCCTTGCGATGCAGTACAAGTTTAAGGCCTACGTCGCCGGTTTCGGTTCTGGCAAGACGTGGGTCGGCTGCGGTGGTATCTGCAAAGGGATGTGGGAACACCCCAAAATCAACCAGGGTTACTTTGCGCCAACGTATCCGCAGATCCGTGACATCTTTTATCCCACTGTTGAGGAGGTGGCCCACGACTGGGGGCTGAATGTCAAAATCAACGAGGGAAACAAAGAGGTTCACTTCTACGCCGGGCGCCAGTACCGAGGAACGACGATTTGCCGCTCGATGGAGAAACCGCAAACCATCGTTGGTTTTAAAATCGGTAATGCGCTGATTGATGAGCTGGACGTAATGCCCGCCAAAAAGGCGCAGTTAGCCTGGCGAAAAATCATTGCTCGTATGCGTTACAACGTGGCCGGTCTTCGTAACGGGATCGACGTCACCACGACGCCGGAAGGGTTTAAATTCGTTTATCAGCAGTTCGCAAAGGCTGTACGCGATAAGCCTTCGCTCTCAACGCTGTACGGCCTGGTGCAGGCCTCGACGTTCGACAATGAAAAGAATCTGCCGCCGGACTATATCCCGTCGCTGATGGAGTCATACCCGCCGGAGCTGATCAAGGCTTATCTGCGTGGCCAGTTCACCAACCTTACCAGCGGGACGATTTACCATCAGTTTGACCGTAAGCTGAATAACTGCAGGGAAGAAGAGCAACCCGGTGAGCCGCTGTATATCGGTATGGATTTCAACGTCGGGAAGATGGCCGGGGTTGTTCATGTGTTACGTCTGGGGCTTCCGTTTGCGGTGAATGAAATTGTGAAGGCTTACGACACCCCTGACATGATCCGCATCATCAAAGAACGGTTCTGGCTGTACGACGGCAACGATTATCGCAAGGTGCGGGAAATCTATATTTACCCGGACGCTTCCGGCGATTCCCGCAAATCCAGCAATGCCAGCGCTACGGATATCGCCCAGCTTAAACAGGCCGGCTTCAATGTGGTTGTTAATGCATCAAACCCGCCAGTGAAAGACCGCATCAACGCGATGAATGCCATGTTCTGCAATGGTAACGGCGAACGTCGCTACAAAGTGAATGTAAAGCGATGCCCGGTGTACACCGAATCGCTTGAGCAACAGGTTTGGGGCGAAAACGGTGAGCCGGATAAAACGGCGGATAACGATCACCCCAACGATGCCGGTGGGTATTTCATTGTGAAGCAATTCCCGATTATCAAACCGACTGGAAAAGTCACCCAACTGCGGATGTAAAACCATGCCTGATATTTCAACGCCCAACCTCGACTATAACGACATGGTTGAGGCATGGGATATTAATGATGCGCTGATGGGCGGTACGCTGGAAATGCGCCGGCAGGGTAAGAAGTATCTCCCGAAATGGCCGAACGAAGATCCTGAAAGCTATAAGGAGCGTTTAGCTTCGGCAACGTTACTCCCTGCCTATGAAGAGGCCATTAAACAAAACATCGGGCGAGTGTTTGCTGAGCCGACGGTATTGAGTGAGGACTCTCCTGAACAAATACGGGAGCTGTCGCCAGATATTGATATGGAAGGAAACCGGCTCGATGTCTGGGCACAGCAATTTTTCAGCATTGGATTCCAGTATGGTCTGGTACATGCGCTGGTGGATTTCCCGAAAATTGACCCGGAGGCAGTAAAAACTAAAGCCGACGAAAAAGCCGCAGGATCTCGCCCGTATGCCACGATGTTAAATCCTCGCCAGGTCATCGGCTGGAAATCGAAAGTGGTTAAAGGGAAAGTGGTGTTGACCGATCTGCGTATCAGAGAGGTCATCATTATTGATGGCGATGATTACGGGCAAACGAAAGTTGAGCAAATACGCCATATCATGCCGGGCAAGGTTGAAATTTATCGCCGAAATAAAGGTGATAACGGCGAAAGCCAGTGGCAGATTCACGACGAGTGGGAAACCAGTCGCGATGACATTCCCCTGGTGACGCTTTATACGAAACGCACAGGCTTTATGCGCGGTTCACCGCCACTGCTTAATCTCGCCTTACTGAATATCAAGCACTGGCAGAGTCAGAGTGAACAGGACAACATCCTTCATGTCGCTCGTGTGCCGTTGCTGGTGGCTTACGGTCTGGCTGATGGCGAAACGTTGACGATAGGTTCTTCCTCTGCGACTCGTTTCGATGACCGTCAGCGGCAGGGACTGGAATATGTCGAGCATACCGGGGCTGCGATTGAAGCCGGTAAGGTTTCCCTTGAGGATCTGGAAAACCAGATGCGTCAGGCCGGCGCAAAACTGCTGCGCGCGGAAAACACATCGACTAAATCCCTAGACCAGACTCACGAAGAGCGGATGCAGGAGAATTCACCTCTCTACACCATGGCAAGCTCGCTTGAGGATGCGCTCGATAATATCCTGCAGATTATGGCGGAATGGCTGGGCGAGAAAGAGGGTGGCAATGTCGATGTACGCACCGAACTGGATGTTTCAGCCCAGACGTTTGATGCCGCAGCTGCAACAGCTGTTCAGTCGCTCCGTCAGGGTGGTGATATACGTCAGGTCGATGCTGTTCGCGTTTTGCAGGCCCTCAAATTTATCGATCCGGATGCGAAGCCTGAAGAGGTAATCGACGAGCTGCGAAATCAGCAGGTCACGCTGGCCGGCGGACTGAGTAACCCTGGTGGTGCAAATGGCAACGGCGAATGACAAGCTTCAGGATGAATCGATAGCGCATGCGATATGGATAGCGCGGTACAGCACCAGCGTTGCAAACAGGATGATAAAAATCCTGAATGACAGCGATGCGGAACTGACAGCCAGATTGCTGGTGGCGATGGATAGCCTGGATGCTGACAGCTTTACCGTGTCGCGACTGGAAGCGCTGCTCGTTAGTGTCAGAGCTCTCAATCGCGAGGCTGTGCAGTCAATGTACGCGGGTCTATCTGATGAGCTGCAGCAACTCGCTCAGCACGAAGCAGGCTTTCAGCTGAGCCTGTTCCAGTTTGCGATTCCTGATGATGTGCTATCGCTTCACCCGCTGGTGGGCATTTCACCGGATGCCGTTTACGCAACTGCGATGGCACAACCGTTTCAGGGGCGCCTGCTTTCGGAGTGGGCAGATAACCTTGAAGCTGACAGGATGGCAAGAATTTCCAATACAGTGCGGCAGGGTTTTCTCCTGGGCGATACGCATGAGCAAATCGCCAGAAAGGTCCGGGGTCATGCTAACCGTGGCTATCAGGATGGCGCGCTGCAGATGAGCCGCACCAATGCTGGCAGTATTGCAAAAACGGCTGTGGGGCATCTTGCTTCTACGGCCAGGAAAAGCTTTGCAGATGCGAACGATGACATTTTGAAGGGTAAGCAGTGGTTATCCACTTTGGATAACCGTACATCAAAAGACTGTCGGATTCGCGACCGCCTCAAGTACACACTGGATAACAAGCCGATCGGCCATAAGGTGCCGTATCTGCAGGGACCCGGGAAAATCCATTTCTGCTGTCGCAGCGTCGAAACCTACATCCTGAAATCGTCTGATGAGCTGGGTATTGCTGTTGGGCAAATATCAGATAGCTCACGTGCCAGCATGGACGGGCAGGTGCCTTCGGATACCGATTATCAGGGCTGGTTCTCGCGCCAGTCGTTCACGCGACAGTCCCAGATCGTTGGCGTAACCCGGGCCCGGCTGATTCGTGACGGCGGCATGTCGCCCGATGATTTCTACAACGACAAGGGCGAATGGCTGACTCTGGAGCAGCTTCGTAACCTGGATGCTCAAGCGTTCAGCAACGCCAGACTTTAAAGCTTTTTAAGTCTTCAATCAGGCTGCCTCCGGGCGGCCTTTTTTATTGCCGTGATCCGGATGGTGAGCGGTGCAACGGTCGGATGACCACCGAAAAGGTAACCACATGAAACTGAAAACAGTCGAAGTTAACGGCAAAAGCTATGCAGAAGTCGATTCCAGCGGTTTACCCGTCTACGTCCACGATGACGGCCAGGAAGTTGGTTTTGATGCTGTGCAGGCCGTTGGGAAAATCTCCTCTCTGAATGGCGAGGCAAAATCTCATCGTGAAGCCAAAGAAGCCGCTGAAGCCGGTCTGGCTAAGTTTGCCAAAATCGGCGATCCGGCAAAGGCGCTCGAAGCGCTGGAGATGATGACTAAAATCGACCAGAAAAAACTGATCGACGCAGGCGCCGTTGATCAGGTTAAAGCGGATATCACCAAATCATTCCAGGCCCAGCTTGATGAAGCTACTCAGCGTGCGACGACACTTGAAGGCCAGCTTTATCAGGAAATGATCGGCGGCCGGTTCTCTGGCTCGAAATTCATCGCAGATAAAGTAGCAATCCCGGCAGATATGCTTCAGGCGCGGTTCGGTCAGTCCTTCAAAGTTGAGGACGGGAAAGTCGTTGCCTATGACGGCTCCGGCAACAAAATTTATTCCCGCTCTAAACCGGGCGAACTGGCGGCCTTTGATGAGGCGCTGGAGTTTCTGGTGGAGCAGTACCCACAGAAAGACCACATTCTGAAGGCCAGCGGCAACCAGGGAGGCGGCTCACGGCAGTCTCAGCATTCACTCGGGCAGAAAACGATGAAACGCGATGCGTTTACCAGTTTGAGCCCGACAGACCAGCAATCAACTCTCAAAGACGGTATCACCATCGTCGATTAATTCTTTGCCAGCCGCCGGATGGCTGCTGGTGCCGGAGCTGGATAGCTCAACCAACCCTATATTTTAATCTCCAAGGAATCCATACACATGGCTAATACGCTTACCGGGTTGATCCCGACTATCTTCACAGCTCTGGATACCGTATCTCGCGAACAGGTCGGATTTATCCCGGCTGTATCGCGCAATGCGAAAGCTGATGCGGCGGCGAAGGACCAGACTGTTACTGCGCCGGTTGCTCCACCGGCAACCACTGTTGATATTACCCCGGGGGCTACTGCGCCAAATGACGGCGACCAGACGATCGGCACCGTTGATGTCAAAATCACCAAATCCAAAATGGCCCCGGTCAAATGGAACGGTGAGGAACAACTGGCACTGGGGCCCGCAGGGACATACAACACCATCCTTGCTGATCAGTTTAAGCAGGCTTTTCGCGCGCTGGCTAATGAGATGGATGCAGATCTCGCGGCTCTGTATTTCGCATCCTCCCGTGCTGTTGGTACGGCCGGCACCGCTCCTTTCGGTATTGCAGGTGATTTGTCGGATGCGGCCAATGCGCGCCAGGTTCTCTCTGACAATGGTTCGCCAACAACTGATCTGCAGATGGTTCTCGGTTCTTCGGCTATCGCAAACCTCCGCGGTAAACAGTCTGTTCTGTTCAAAGTAAACGAATCCGGTACTGATGCGCTTCTGCGCGAAGGTATCGTGGGGCGACTGGAAGGTTTCAATATCCACGAATCCGCACATGTTAAGAAACGCGCTGCATCTCCGGCTGCCGGATACCTGGTGAATGGAGCAAAAGCTGAAGGCGATATTCTGATTGCCATTGATACCGGCACAGGTGCTTTTGCAGCAGGTGACATCGTGACGTTTGACGGGGACAGCAATAAATACCTTGTTGCTGCTGCGACGGCCACAGCAATCACCCTAGCTGCTCCTGGCTTACGTCAGGCACTGGCCGACAACACCGCTATTACCGCTGGTGGCGCCTATACCGCAAACATGGCGTTTGATCGCAATGCATTCCTGCTTGCATCCCGAACCCCGGCAATGCCGCAGGGCGGCGATACCGCGGATGATGTGATGAACGTTACTGACCCGGTATCTGGCATCACTTATCAGGTAGCACTGTACCGCCAGTATCGCCAGGTGCGTTACGAAGTCGGTTTGTCCTGGGGCGTAGCGGCAGTTAAGTCGGCGCACTCAGCGTTGTTGCTGGGCTGATAAACAGGGGCTTCGGCCCCTTTTTTTAGTGGAGGGCTAATGGCCGGATTAACAAAAGAGCAGCGCGCCCAACGAGCTGCTGAGCAAACTGCGTCTACGCAGGCGGATAACAACGTACCCGTATCGACCATATCGCAGCTGGTGACGATGATTACCGATTTCCCGGCATTCCCCGGCGCCCCCAATACCGCCAACGTTCACCCTGATGAAGTGGAGAACTGGAAGGCGCACGGCTGGAAAGAAATGGAGTGATGCATGATCACTTTCATCACCGTTGAAGACGTCAATTCGATTCTCGGTGCCACCTGGACAGATGAAAGCAAAAAAGCCAAATCTGTGCTGATGGCTAATACCTGGATGAATGGACTTAACCTGAAAATGCCGTGCAATAAGGCAACTCACGAAATCATCATTCCTGACGATGTGAAACAAGCTGGCGCCTATGCGGCGCTAGCGGCCTCGAATGGTGGCCTTTATCAGCAGAAAACCGATTCTGGTGTGTTGCTGAGTAAGACGGTAGATGCCGATGATGTCAGCGTTTCAAAGACCTTCGCGGAACTTGCTACCAACAGCTCGGCATTGCTTGATTCCGATCTGCAGCTGGCGCTTGCAATGCTAAAGCCCTATGGCGTTAGTCAGTCTCAGGTACGGCTGGTAAGGGGGTGATATGCAAAACACTGATGTGCATTATGCCGGTGACGGGCTCGGCCCTCGCGATGTGTTTGTGAATGGAAACCCGATCAATTATGTCGTTTACGCAAACCCGGCAAAGGGCGTTGTTGAGTTTGCTCCGCTTCCGCTGAGGGTTAAACGCAACGGCGAAATCTATACCAGGAAACTGCGTGGTAACGTCCTGGTCCTTTTTACTGGCGGATATGTTTCTAACAATATCCCGCTTCAGCGTTTTGGTGAAAAAGGCATAGAGGAGGTAGACCGTGGGTATCCGCGACGAACTCCAAACTGAAGTCGCCGCAGCCTTCGATACAGACCTGCAGGATGCCGTTAAGGATTTCACTGGGTCATACACCGTTCGAGGTGCCTGGGACCCGGTGACGGAAACCGGCACTGAAACGCAGGTGACTTACTCGGGACGCGGAGTGCTGGCGCGCTATAAACTCCGCCGTATCGATGGCGTTAACATTCTGCATGGTGATGTGAAGCTAACCGCCCTGGTTAACGAGGTGACTGATAAGCCGGCCGTCGGGCATGTCATCACCGCTCCGGATCCGATTACGGGTGAGCTTCAGCGTTACGACATCATAACCGCTTCTGCCGACTCTGCTGGCGCTGCGTACTCCATTCAACTGCGGAGGGCGTGATATGGCTAAGGGCTGGAACATTGACCCGGCCGCATTCGCCGGGCTGGTGGCCGAAGATGTCAAACTACGCCAGCGGACAATCGCCATTCAACTGCTGAATGAGATTGTTCAACGGTCGCCGGTAGGAAACCCGGAGCTGTGGGCTATCAACGCGACCGCGGTTCAATACAACAAAGCTGTTGGGGAATGGAACGAATCTCTTTATGCCGACCCTGCTAACCTGACCAAAACCGGAAGGCTCAGGAAGAAAGTCCGTGTTAATGACAGCATGGATATCAGGCGGCAGGCTGAGTATCGCGCAGGAACCTTCAGGGCATCGCATTTTGTCAGCATCGGCGAACCCGATCACTCCGTCCCGACCGAGCCGGATCCGCGTGGGACAATGACATTTCTTAATGGCAAAAATATCATTGACCAGGCGCCAGCCTACTCGGTGATTTACATTCAGTCGAACCTGCCTTACTCCGTGCCTCTGGAGAATGGTCACTCAACGCAGGCGCCAACAGGCGTCTATGCCGTCTCGTTTAATGGTGTGATTCAGGCCTACAAATGACCCTTTCAGAAATCAGAAACGCTGTCATTTCCCGAATGGCGGCACAGACCGCTATTGCCTCTGATGCGGTGGATTATCCCAATGGTCCGGTATTTGACCCCAGCAACCGCGATATCTGGGCCCGCCTCACCAACATTGCAGGACAGGCTGGCGCAACCGAGATCGGGGATGGGCCAGTCGTCCACAGGACGGGCTTACTCATCATTCAGCTATTTGTTCCGGTTGGCTCCGGGACGTTGCTTATCTCCCGGACGGCTGATCAGCTAACGGAGCTATTCGAGTTCAAGGACGACGGAAAACTTAGTTATTTCGCTGTTTCTGCTGTGCCGGCGGGTGAGACCGATGGCTGGTTACAGCTCAATCTTCAAATTCCTTATCGCGCTCTGTAGCGCACAAAAAACAGGAGGCTCCTGTGAGCTCAGGTGCAAAAGTAGTAGCCGCGTTTATTCGCGAGACAACGCCAGGAATCACGCCAACAGCAGGGGCGTGGAACCTGCTGCGTCGTTCTTCATTTGGTCTGAAACCAACGCAGAACACCAACGACAATGACGAAATCGCTGGTGACCGTATGGCGCAGGGTGTTTCACGCGGCACAGTGGATGTCGGCGGCGATGTCGGCACACGGTTTCGCTGGAATCAGCATGACGATTTTCTTGCCAGCTGTTTCGGCGCCGAATGGGTAAATAACGTGCTGACGATGGGTAATGGTCGTATTACGTTCTCCGTGGCGACCTTTGCCAGTGATGTGGGGATCGCCCAGATTGCCCGTGGTTGCCAGGTTGGTACCTTCCAGATGGAAATCCCGGCCGATGGTGATATCACTGCAACCATTACGTTTGCAGGGCTGGACTGGGAGACGAAGGGGGACGATACCAGCTTTTTCACCACGCCAGTGGATTTAGCGGGGGCGCTGCGTTACTCCTTCAAAGAGGTCACAAACATCCGGCTAAATGGTGTTGATGGCGGGACAGGCTTCTGCGTCGACACCTTTAACATTCAGTTCAACAACAATATGCAGACTCAGCGCTGCATCGGTACCGGTTCGGCGTTCGCCGGCGCAAACATTCCGACAACCTTTACCCCGTCAGGTCAAATCACGCTGTCATGGTCAAAGGCTGCCTGGGAGGTTTACAAAAAAACGTTCACCGGCGAAACGGTGCCGTTTAGCTTCACGCTGGAGAATGCTGAAGGCGCCTATACCTTCGATTTCCCGGAAGTGCAGATCTCCGGCGACTGGCCGGATGCGGGGAGCACTGACATTGTTCAGGTTCAGCTGGATATCACCGCGGCCAATACGCCGCCGACGATTACGCGCGTGCCTAAAGTGCCGGCGACGGCAATCAGTGTTGCGCCAGCCACTTCAACTGGGGCCGTGGGATCTACTGTGACGTTAACCGCCACGCTTACGCCAGCTGATTCAACAGATACCGTCCAGTGGACGTCATCGGGTCCGACTATCGCCAGCGTGGTTTCTACCGGGCAGAAAACAGCGAAAGTCACACGTAACGCAGCCGGCACTGCAACCATCACCGGTAAGGCCCGCACCTTTACGGCAACGTCTGAAATCACCGTTACCGCGCCTTAATTTACCTGGCCCGTTCTGCAGTCATCGCGGATCGGGCTTTCTTGGGAGTCTTTATGCTGATTATTTCTTCTCAAATTGATTTAAACGGAGAACGCTGGTTTTTCCCTTACAAAAAGCCAGCAGGAAGTAAAAAGAAATTCACGCCGGAAGACGAAGCGCTGTTTAAACTCCGTCTGCTGGTGGCCAGTAGCGAGAATCCACAATACCGCTCACGCAATGCGCTGGTGCGGCGCCATATCGACAAAATGGACGCGAGCTACCAGGTCGGTACGGATGCTTTCGATCTCGCCAGTGTGGGCGAGATTGACTCGGTTGATGATCTTCTCATCGACAATTGCGCGCGCTTTCTTCTGAAAGACTGGGAGGGCGTGGGGGAACTGGTGGATGGTACGGAGACGGCGGTAGCGTATACACCGGAGCGTGGTGTTGCGTTACTGAAGCAAAACCCCTCTCTGTACTGGCTTATTCTGGCTGAGGCGGCGGCCATTGCTCAGGGTAAGGAGCAGCAGACTCAGGAAACCGTAAAAAAGCCATAGAGGCCCAAAAGTGGCTAAAGGAATTCGCCGGCGAACAGGGTGAGAAAGCAAAGTGGCGCAGGGAGAAGCTAAATCTCCCGCCCATTCCAGAGCCTGAAGTCGATGCAGTCACTTGGGAGATCCTCAAGGCTTACGCCATGATATCGCGCGGCAGGAAATATGCCGGAATGGCCGGAGTGCCACTCCCTCTATCCCTGAACGATATTGAGCTTTACCTAGCATCGCGCACCATCCTGATCGACCGCATTGAGTTTGACGCAGCGATACTGGCTCTCGATGATGCGTGGCGTGACGAGTGGGCAGCGGAGCAGAAAAGAAAAGCAAAAGAGAAATAGTCATATCATTGTCTGCCTGTATCCATGTGTTAGGATGTTTCCGATTGTAATCATAGGAAGCATAAAATGAAGAAACTAATGATGGTAATAGCTGGGATGTTTGTTATTTCTGGATGCGCTACTAAGCAGTATCCGCAAGCTCCATCCGTAACTAGCGAAGAGTCTGCTGCGTTAGATTGTGCCGCAATTAAGCAGGAAATCGCAAAAACGCACAGCATTCAGAACGAAATCGAAACTACAGGTCAGTTTGATGGGCGTACCGTATTGGGGGCTTTGGGAGATTTCGGTATCGGTAATGGTATGGCCAAAAGTGAAGCGCGTAAAAAGGCGCAGGCACGTCTTCAGCAGCTTGAATCTCTTAAAACAGTTAAGTGTTCAGATAGCAAAGTCTCAGGTTAATTCTGGCTGCCAATGTCTCTGTTCCAATAATCGCAACAATTATCATATATCGACAGTAATTGTTTATTAAAAATCTAACCTCGCTCCGGCGGGGTTTTTTATTGCCCGGAGATCGCCAAATGACAGAACAAACTTCCCGCTTGGCCATTGTTATAGATAGCTCTGGGGCAGAAAAACAGGCTGACAGCCTTGCAATTGCGCTTGATAAGATGACTCAGTCTGGTGATAAAGCCGTAACCAGCATGTTCAAAGTGACAAAAGCGACTGACGAGGAAAAGGATGCGCTCAATAAATTGCGAGCAGTCATTGATCCGGTTGGTGCTGCAATTGATACGGTTGGCCGCCGCTTTAGTGAGCTGAAAAAATACTTCGACAAGGGGCTAATTGACGAGGAAGAGTTTCGCACTCTCTCCAAAATGCTGAATGATACGACCGATGAGTTAAGCGGCGTTGCACAAGCTCAACGAGAAGCAGAAAAGGCCAGCAAACTGGCTGCCGTGCAGCAGGAGGCCCAGACACAGGCATTCCAGAGGATGCTGGATAAAATTGATCCCGTATCCAGCGGCCTGAGAGGGTTAAAAGAACAGCAGAAAGAGATTTATCTTGCTGCTCAACGAGGTGATTTAAGCCTCGAACAATATGATGCCTACAGTCAAAAAATTGCTGATGCTCGCAAGGAGCTAACTGGAGAAGCCCAAGCCCAGCGCGACGCAGAAAAAGCTGCGGCTGATGCAATTAAGCAACAAGAGGCTCAAGCCCAGGCATTTCAGAGGATGATTGACCGCATTGACCCCCTGTCAGCGGCTCTGAAAAATTTGGATCAACAGCAAGCGGAACTATCCTCTGCACTATCGTCAGGGAAAATAAATACCGCCCAATTCGACACCTACAGCAAAAAACTGCAGGAGACTCGCCGGGAGATTACTGGAGCTGCTCAGGCAGAACGCGAGGCAGCCAAGGCCCACGACGAGCAGGTTGCCGCATTGCGTCGCCTTGAGGCCCAAATAGATCCCGTAGGTGAAGCATTCCGTCGCCTGAACGAGCAACAGCGCCAGCTTGATACAGCCAAAACATCCGGGATGCTTTCGCCCCTGGCTTACGATCGCCTCAACAGCAAACTTGCAGAATCCCGCGATGCCCTGGAGAAAACCCAAGCGCAATTGGGTAAAACAGGCCAATCTGCAGCTCAGACTGCCAATGCTATGCGCATGATCCCTGCTCAAATGACAGATATTATTGTCGGCTTATCTACAGGTCAGTCGCCATTCATGGTGCTCATGCAGCAGGGCGGGCAGTTGAAAGATATGTTCGGCGGTATTGGCCCCGCGATTAAAGGTGTTGGCGGGTATGTGCTGGGGTTGATTAATCCTGTCACTCTAGCTGCCGCGGCTGTTGGTGTTCTTGGGCTGGCCTACTACAAAGGTTCTCAGGAGCAGGACGAGTTCTATAAGTCGTTGACCCTTAGCGGTAATCTGGTTGGTAAAACCACAGGGCAACTAGCAGATATGGCCGCTCGGGTTTCAGTAGTTGCCAACTCAACCACTGGCGTGTCCGCAGCCACACTCAACCAGATAGTTTCATCTGGGAAAGTGGCTGGAGATTCTCTGGAACGCGTGACAATCGCTATTGTTAAGATCAGTGATGCGACGGGTATTGCTACAGAAAAGTTGGTGAGCGACTTCAACGATCTTGCTGCTGATCCAGTAGCGGCTATAACCAAACTTAACGACCAATACCATTTTCTGACACTGGCAACCTACAACCAGATTAAAGCGCTACAGGATGAAGGTAATCAGCAGGATGCTGCACGGGTGGCTACTGATGCTTACGCCAATGCCATGCAGCAGCGTGCGAATGATATTCATCAGAATCTTGGTCTTCTTGAAAGTGCATGGGACTCGCTGGGTATAACGGCCAAAGGCGCCTGGGATGCGATGCTCAATATTGGGCGTGAACAAACACTAACGGATAAACTTGCCACCTTAAACGAAAATATTGCTGAAGCCCAAAAAGGGCAAAAAGATGGTGGGTTCTGGAACAGTTTTAGCGCGAGGTTTACCAACCTCCCGGAGATGATAAAACAGAGAGATTTGCTCGAATCAGTTGCCAATCTTCAGGGGGATGTAACCAAAGGACAGGCGAAGGCTAAGGAAGCCGAACAGCAAAGAATTAAAACGCAGCAGGAAGCAGATCGCGTTAACCAGCAATATCTGAGCAATGCGGATAAGCGCAATAAAGCTATTAAGCAGCAAAGCGAATTCCTGAAGGCTGGTGCAATTACTGCAGAGCAATATGCAAAAAATGTTTCTCGCATTAACGAGATGTACAAAGATCCGAAACCACCCAAGACGCCAAAGGGTAAAGCATATACAGAGGACGCAGCAACCCGGCTGCTTGATCAGATAAACCAGCAGACTGCTGCCATGCAGTCCCAGCTGGATGCCAGTGACAAGCTTAATAGCGCGACACAGGCTCGGATCAAGTTCGAGCAGCAGATTGCTGACCTCAAATCTAAAACGCAGCTCACCGCTGACCAGAAGTCGATCCTTTCCCGTTCAGATGAAATCCTCCAGGCGTATAAGCAGCAGGAGGCACTGCAAAATTCCGTAAAAACCTTGGACGATTATCGGAAGATGCAGGAACAGGTAAAGACGAAGGATGAGCGGACCAACGATCTGCTTAAAACCCGTCTTGAACTGCTGGAGAAGGCCAAAGCAACCGGGCAACTAAAACCCGGTGAATATGAAAAAACGCGGGCAGATATTTATCAAAACACCGATATGCAACTGCCCTCGACGGTTCGTAATGTTGTAGGAAACCTGACACCCACAGGAGGGCGACTCTCAGGAACTTTTGAGGGGATGCAGGGGCAAATCAACGAATATGGACAGGCTCAGCAAGAGCTCCAGCGCTGGCTGGCAGCTCAGGAGGAAGCTTATGCGAAGGCCGGTGAAATAACTGCCGAGGGTGAGGCCAGAATGACCTCTATTCGTCAGCGTGCAGCGGATGCAAATCAGGTCATAGAGGCTCAGAAAAACACCATCATATCTGCGGCCACGCAGTCCTTGTTTGATAGCACCGCTGAAATCATGCGAACGGGGTTTGGTGAGCAATCGGCAATCTACAAGGTCGCTTTTGCTGCGAGCAAGGCATTCGCTATCGCGGACTCAATGGTGAAAATCCAGCAGGCTATAGCAAGCGGTGCAGTTAGCGCGCCTTATCCGGCCAACATCATCGCTATGGCCTCAATCGCTGCGCAGACTGCCAGTATCGTCTCAAATATCCAGGCTGTTTCAGGTGTTGGCTTCGCCTCCGGCGGTTACACTGGCCCCGGTGGTATGTATCAGCCAGCGGGTATTGTTCACAAAGGAGAGTACGTCTTCGACCAGGCATCAACGAACCGGATCGGCGTGTCTCAGCTTGAGGCACTTCGAAATGGCCAACCGCTTGATGCAACTCTGGGGCGTACAGGATTTGGTACTGGTGTTCAGAACGTTAACAGCGATAACAGCAGCAAGACCACCATCCATGCTCCCATTGAGCAACATTTCCATACGCCGCCCGGTGTGACACCTGATCAGATGGCTCTCTCCATGGCTCAAACGCAGAAGCGGGCGACAACGGAAGCCCTGGATCAGGTTGCTGCGCAATTGTTGAGAGGGGACGGGAAAGTTGGTAAGGCAATGCGCAGTAAATATTCAGGCAGAGGGTTAGAGTGATGACTGATATCTACTACCCGCATGACAGTCTTCCGATGCCATTACAGGAAGGATACGGATTCCAGCCTGTAAGCCCGTTAAAACGAACCCAGTTAACTACCGGCCGCGCGCGGCAAAGGCGAGCTTATACGTCCACACCGACGCAGGCCAGCATCACCTGGTTTATGGAAACCGATGCGCAGGGCCTGGCGTTTGAGTCCTGGTTCCGTGATGCGTTATCTGACGGGGCAGCGTGGTTCATGATGAAGCTGCAGACGCCGGCAGGCATTAAGTTTTACAAATGCCGCTTTACAGATATTTATCAGGGACCGGTACTGGTGGCCCCGATTTACTGGAAGTACACAGCGACGCTTGAATTATGGGAACGCCCCCTTGCTCCTGCCCCATGGGGTAATTACCCGGAATGGATCGTCGGCAGCTCACTGCTGGATATTGCGCTGAATAAGGAGTGGCCCAAGGCTTGATTAAAACCGTTTCTCCTTCATAATCACTTGTGTCGATTTGTGGGAAAGTCCTTCATGCCGCTCCGTAGCCGGAGCGTGAAATAAAGCGCGGAATAGCGATCCTGCCGGTGATGGTACACCCACATTCGACACCAATTTTTAAGGTCACCTTCGGGTGGCCTTTTTTATTGGGTAAAAATCATGACAAGACTCAACCGCCTCTACGCCAGCAGCGGACCGGAGGTGATCATTGAAACGCTGCAGATCACCATTGGCTCTGATGTTCACTACCTTTGCCAGGGTTACGACAACATCACGGCGACGACGGAGAACGGCGATACCGTAACGTTTTCAGCCTGTGCGATAGACATTGCGCTGCCGGCGCGTAATGCGGACGGCACGCAGGACCTCAAATTTGCCTTGTGCAATATCGATGGTGTTGTGTCCACGGCGATCCGCAATGCGCTGGCTAACCGTCTGTCTGCATTGCTGACGTACCGGCGTTATATTTCCACGGATTTAGCGGCCCCTGCGGAAGTGCCGTATACGCTGAAAATCAAGTCTGGTTACTGGACGGCGACAGAGGCGCAGATTACCGCGGGTTATATGAATATCCTTGATACAGCCTGGCCACGTTACCGCTACACGCTCCCTGTCTTCCCAGGACTGCGTTATATCAGCTAAGGAATCCCAATGTTCAACCCTGATAAATACCGTTCTGTTAAATGGCAGAAGGGCGGTAGAACCTACCCGCTACTTGACTGCTTCGGCATTGTGAACGAGATACGCCGCGATCTGAATTTACCCGTCTGGCCCGATTTTGCCGGGGTAACCAAAGACGACGGCGGCCTCGACCGGGAAGCGCGCCGGATGATGCTTACCCTTGAGCGCTGCGAACCCTGCGAAGGGGCCGGGGTGGCCTGTTATTCCGGTTCGACTGTCACCCACGTAGGGATCGTGGTCAGTATCGATGGTCTGCTGCATGTGGCGGAATGCAATCCGGGAACGAACGTCACCTTTCTGCCGTTGCCGCGGTTTAAGCGGCGATTTGTCAAAGTGGAGTTCTGGCAATGACCATTCGTTTTTACCCGTCCCGGCTTCCCGGTGAACCACTCGAAACGCATGAGCATGGTGTAACCAGTATTCGCAGCTGGCTGGTGGCAAATGTTGAAGGCTACGAGGATCGGGATGTCCCACCGCTGACCGTTGAGGTTGAGGGGCTGTTAATTCCGCCAGGCGAGTGGGCTAAGTGTGTGATTCGCCCTGATAGTGATGTCAGGCTTTATCCGGTTCCCTTCGGGCTGGAGGCCGCCACAATCGCGTGGATCGGCGTCGGTATCTCCGTTGCCGCTGCAGCCTATTCGTACTTTATGATGAGCAACATCGATACGGGCGGCTATACCTCATCCACAGGGCGGAGTCTCGACCTGAACCCGGCAAAGGCGAATACCGCAAAACTCGGTGATGCCATTCGTGAGGTATTTGGCCGGGTGCGTATCTACCCTGATTATGTGGTGCAGCCGGTTACCCGGTTTGATGCCGCCGATCCTACGAAAATGCGCGTCCAGATGCTGCTGTGTCTCGGTGTCGGTGATGTGATTTATACCAATGGCGATATCAGGGTTGGCAGTACGCCAGCTTCAACGCTACCGGGATTCAGCAGCACCCATTACCCGCCAGGCGCGGACGTTTCCGGTGATGAGCGCAGCGAAAACTGGGTCAACTCCACCGAAGTGGGCGGGACGTCATCCGGCACCGGGCTGGATATGGCCCAGACGTCGCCGGACGCAGACGACATTATCGCAGACAGCATGACCGTCTCCGGATCGAGCGTGACGTTTACGGGGCTGGATACGGATGATGATGACGATAATGACGAGAACGATAACGCACTACCGCCCAGCTGGGTCGCTGGCGCCGTGGTCGAACTTAAAGCCCCGGCTAACTACCAGATCACCACGGCGGCCGGATACAGCGTTATCGCAAGCCCGCTGCTGACGGAGATCGCCCCGGTGGTTGGGATGCCGGTGACGCTGGGGTTTAACTCTGTCGATTACGATCTGTTTATCGCGTCATATACCCCCGGCCAGGCTGCAGTGCCCGGCACCGGGGGGAGTGCGGCAAAAGTCCAGGCCAGTGCGGCCCCAACCACCTACGATTTTTCGACCAGCTCCAGCACGTTCACGATCACCTGGCAGGGGGTTAGCTACCCGGTGTCGCTGGTGGCTAACTACGTCTCGATGTCTGGACTGCTGGCGGCCATCACCGAGGGACTCACCGGCTCCGGCCTGGTTGCGCAGGACAACGGCGGCACCGTACTGATAACCGAGTCGGCCAGTCCGTTCGCGGGTGGGGAGATCACGTCCTCTTCGCTGCCTGCAGCTGTTTTCGGTGATGCCCCGGTTTACACCTCCGGCACGGCATCAACCGGCGGCAGCCCGGCGGTAACGGCGAATGTGACGCTTGCCTATAACAGCGCCACGGGAACGGGCTTTTCCGGCATGCCGGAGGGGGGGCAACGGCTTTCACTTGCTCACCGCGGGAATGAGTACCGCATTGTCTCTACCGACGGCACGACGGCGACGGTGGCGCGCCTGGTTAATGGTGCCGTTGATGAGTCATGGCCGGGATTCACCGCCCGGACGATGATTGACTATGAGGCCACTGGTCTTAACGACACGCTGAGCTGGCTTGGGCCGTTCCTGGTTTGCCCTGAAAATGAGACCGTCGATATGTTCGAGGTGAATTTCTCCTTCCCGAACGGCATCTGTGGCTTTGACAGTAAGGGCAAAAAACGGATTCGCCACGTTGAGTGGGAGATTCAGTATCGCGTCTATGGTTCCGGATCGGGGTGGGTGAGTCACCAGGGAGAGTACGCGCTTAAAAACATCAACGGGTTAGGTTTCACTGAGCGGATCACCCTCAGTTCTCCGGGACTGGTAGAGGTTCGCTGCCGTCGGCGCAATGAGCAGGGCTCAAACAACGCCAGGGATTCGATGTACTGGCAGGCACTGCGCGGGCGACTGCTGACGCGCCCTTCATCCTATCCCGGCGTTTCGCTGATGGCAGCGACCGTTGAGATGGGCGGGAAGCTGGCGGCGCAGTCAGATAAACGCGTAAACGTTGTGGCCACTCGGGCCTATGAAACCGGAACGGCCAGAACCATTTCGGGAGCGCTGCTGCATGTCGCGAACTCTCTTGGGCTGGAAATGGATGTCGACACCATCAACGCGCTGGAATCCGCGTACTGGACGCCACGGGGCGAAAATTTCGATTTCGCCACGGGCGACAGTATCTCAGCGCTGGAAATGCTGCAGAAGATAGCCAATGCCGGGAAGTCCCGCTTCCTGTTGAGCGATGGCCTGGCGACGGTAAACAGGGAAGGGATTAAGCCCTGGACTGGCGTGATCACTCCGCATGAGATGGTGGAGGAGCTGCAGAGCGGATTTACCGTACCGTCCGACGATGATTTTGATGGTGTCGACGTGACGTACATCAACGGGACTACCTGGGCAGAGGAGACCGTTAAATGCCGGACGCCTGATAATCCCACGCCGGTGAAAATAGAGAATTACAAACTCGATGGGGTACTGAATCAGGATCACGCCTACCAAATCGGGATGCGTCGCCTGATGAAATACCTGCAGCAGCGGGTGACGTTCCAGACCACTACCGAGCTGGACGCGCTGTGCTACAACCTTGGCGATCGCATCGTGCTCACGGATGATATTCCGGGTAACAACACGATTTCCTGTCTGGTGGAGGCGATGACAACGGCGGGTGGCGTGACAACGTTCACCGTCACGGAGCCGCTGGACTGGTCGTTTGAAAACCCCCGCGCGCTGATCCGCTATCAGGATGGCTCTGCATCCGGGCTGATGGTGGCGAGCAGGGTGGGTGATTTTCAGCTGTCAGTCCCGCACCTGAGCGAGTTTGATGACCCGATGAAGGTTGACCTGTCGTCGGCAACCATCGAGCCGATCCGCCTGGTGTTCTGCGGCTCAACGCGCCACGTCTACGACGCCATTGTAGAGGAGATCGCTCCGCAGTCAGACGGAACCTGTCAGGTCACCGCTAAAGAATACCTCGAATCGTTCTACCAGTACGACGACGCCACATACCCCGGCGACGCTGCTTAATACCAAAAAAATCCCTTTCAACTTTTCTTTCGCTCAAACCCTCGTTTGGGCGAAGCCTCTTTTTGGAGCAAAAAACATGGCCGAACTTAACCCGCCTTTGGGAACGACGACGCCTGAAATATTCCTGGATAACGTCAAGCGCGCTGACGAGCTGGTTAACGGTCCGGCAGGAACGGTTAACGACCGCGGCGGTGAACCGCTCGATACCTGGCGCCAGATGATGGCGAAAAACGATGAGATCAGGCAGAACCTGATCCCGCTCAGTAAGCAGTATCAGACGCTGGCAGCGGCGCAGGCGGATATCGCGAATATTCCAGAAGGCAGCAGCACCTATGTGCGTAGCCCTGATGACGCATATCTGGCTATTGAGTATATGAATGTCGGCGGTACGCTGGTTGCCACTGGGAGAAAAATGCTGTCTGCGTTACCAACTGGCTATCAGGCTGCAACGGCAGTCAGCAGCAATGCGGCAAATACTATCGCTATCACTATTCCTGGTCTGCTGGTTGATAGCAGTCTTATTTATTTCCTTTCCCCCGTCCTGAATACCGGCGCGGTCAGTGTGACCGTGACAGACGCGAAGGGGAATACCGTTACTCGCGCAATCCAGAAACAAAATTTTGCAGCGCTCGCTGGTAATGAGCTTTTGCTGAATCAACCGGTGCTGATGGAGTTCCGCACAGGAACCGCCAATAATTTCGTCCTTGTCGCATCCGGCCCAGTGGCGGCAGAGCTGAATGCACGCCTGCTGAATGTCGAGCTGAACTCCGTTGCGATTGTTTCGGCAGTAACAATGACATCGGACGCGTATACAGGAAACACTGCCAACACCACATCATCACAGGTTCTGGTCACTGGTCGCGCGTTTGTATTTACACCCAGCGCAACCAATACCACGAGAACACCGACGCTGTCGCTGAACGGTTGGACGGCACGAACTATTAAACAGGCAGGCGGTACTGCTCTGGCAATCGGTGACCTTGTCTCAGGATACCCGTATCTGCTCATGTATAATGCGGCCGCCAGTGATTTTCGTCTGCTGACCTACCCCGGTGACAGGGCACGGGTTCTCAATGCGTATACCAAAGGGACGGTAACAAGTGACTCCTCAAGCCCTAACGCTGTGTCCGTAACCATACCCGGGCTGCTTGGTGACGGTACTCAGATAACATTTGAACCCGTGGTGGCTAATACCGGCGCAACGACGCTTGTTATAACTGACCTGTACGGAAATTCGGTAACGCGCAATCTGCTGAAGGGGGCGAACACAGCGCTTACGGGCGGCGAACTGCAGGCAGCGAAACCTGTTACGGTTCAGTATCGTGGTTCTCCCGTTAACAATTTCAAACTTTTGCTCTCAGGCGATCCGACCACAGACATTCTGAACCTCAAAAGCGATGTCACCACTCTGCAGGGTGCTATCACTGACCCCTATATTAAATTGCGCAAAAAACTCATTGGTGATGGTACAGCGGCCGACACTTCGCCATTTGGTAAAATTTCGTTTAGTAATGGCGTAAGAACAGTCACAAAAAAACGGCTTATTTTTACTTCAACGGGTTCGTCGGTAGGATTAGCTGCAGGCTCAACAGGTGGCGGGGTTCCGGGGGCGCCTTTTGCGCCGAATACGCTATTTATTGAGGCGATGAAAAAATATTTATCACCGTATGGGGAATTTGAGTTTATCGACGACAATCAGTGCGTAATTGGCCAGGCATTACAGCAGTTTCCAGCACAGCTACAAAACTCACCGTATTTCACCAGTGAAAACTCTGACGACTGGCCTGATTTCGTTCTGATTGTAGGGGGGATGAATGATGCTCCGGTGGGGAACTTTAATCGTGGAAGGACTTTCCCCCGCCAGCAGGCAGAGCTTGAGAACATTATTGATATGTGCGCGGCAAAAGGTGCGATCGTGATTGTTTGTACCACGCCGCATAACAATGTTGAACATAATACCGTCAAAAATATTACTCTGGGAAACCTGAACGTTGTCTGGCCTGTGAGGACTTTCAATGTTACGGGCAACTTCACGTTTGATTCTTCCAGCAATACTATCCATAGCACCGCGTTCTCATACGATACAGGAAATGCAGCGACCAGCTGGGGCGGCCAGATTCTCCGTCCAGGCCATATCCTTCGGGTCGGTGGCAGCAATGCAGGCGACTACACAATTACCGGCATTTCTGCTGATCGTAACACTATTACTGTGGCAGAAAATATTTCGGTCTCTGACCTGATCAATACCACTATTCAGCAAATTAATCTGGACAGCATTATTGAGGAAGTACTCGATCCGCCGCCGTCACGGTCATTTGTGGAGTCCGACTGGTCAGGGAGTGGTATTGAAGTTGTTGGTGATGTGCGGTTTGGCCTCTATAACAGCATGGCGCGAGCCACAGCGCGGAAGAAATCCGCATTTGTACTGGAAGCTGAAATCCCCTGGTTCAAACAGGGAGTGGAGGTACACGGATGGTCAGCCCTTTTCAACTCACCTAATTTCAACCACCCGAATGACCTCGGCTATACCGTCAGTTACAAGGCTGGCGCAGATGCAGCGGCATTCAGTCTGTGCAAGCTTATTTACGGCGAAAAATACTACTTACCTGCGTAAGGAATCATTATGTCATTTAAATTGTCAGTATTAAAAACAGTCCAGATTCATTATCTCGGTGGATATCTCTGCGACAAGGATGTTGAAATAGATTTAATTTATGCAGTTGAAAGCGTCCGTCAGGATGACACTGGTCAGGTAAAAGCAACATTGTCAGTGCGTTATGATGACAATGCAAAGGTCATCGTAGGTGATTACCCTATTTCGCTGGATACCTCATCATCAAAATCATGGGCAGAGCAGGCTGAAATACAGATTATGGACATGGCAGAATTTTCTCGTTAAATCTTCATTAATACGCTGTTCCTGCAAAGACGCACACAGCAATAGTGTCATTCAGTTATTTCCCCCGGCGTGCCTCCGGGGGGAGGGATTTTAATTGGCAGCAGCTGCTTCTATTTAGCCCATAACCCCCTATGGCGACCTGGCTCGCCAGAGGGGGGGGGGGTGGCTAAAGGGAATTGCGGCTGTTAGTAATATGACAGCCGCTACCAGAATATTAATTTCCGTATTGTGCTCTGTAGTAAGCTTTAATCGCAGCAATATCAGATGCTGACTTCACTGCATCAAAGATGAGAATTTCTCCGTAATTAACATTATTCGCGGCAGTCGCCGCCAGTGTCAGGGGGGCGTTTTGATACGTGATTGCTGATGCCCCGGTTACGGTCATGGTCGCGTCGTTGACATACACAGTTTCAACGTCCGTAGCCGGGTCATAGTTCACAATCACCAGATCAATGCCGCTGGATAACGAAACACCTCCCTGCTGTGTGGATGCGCCTGTTTTGTAGTAGTACAGCTTATTATCAGTCTGAGCCTGTAGCCGTAAATGAGGGCCAGCAATAAGGAAGGTTGCCTGATTCAGATTGTCGCGTTTAAAAATAAATGCGTAAGCAAACCCCTTAGTTGCATTGGATGGGAAGATATTTTCTGAGGTCACTCCGCCATTTGCTGTCAGAGTGCTTTTCATGGTTTTGATACCATTCAGCGCTGATTCTGAAATAGCTGAACCCAGGGCCGTTAACATATCACCAGCTCTGTCCGCCAGTGTTGAAACCCGCCAGTCAAAATAGTGCGAGGGGTCCCAGCGGCAGGTTTTATCGTCGCGCTCGGAATAGGTGGAAGCAATGCCACTATTAACAGCTACGGGAATTTGCAGGAAAGTCGTTTTAGCCATTTTGTTGTTCCTTTCTGAGAGATTGTACGGCGTAGTTCAGGAGTGCGCGTTTCGCCTGATACGCGCCAATAATTCTGGCTCCGCGTGCGTTGGGGTGCGGGTCTGCCGGGTTGGTGGTGGAATAGGCGTAGCCGTTCTGGAACGCAAAATTTGAGTTGCGGATAAGGTCACGAACGTTAAATCCCAGCATTCCATATTTAGCCTGAATGACGTCAAAAACCGCATCACGCTTAATGTGGTTGTCGCTGTACCAGCGCTCCAGAAAAACAGGCACACCCGGCAACGCATCCTGCACCCGCTCAACAATGGCGCTATAACTGGTCAGAAATTCTGAATCGGTCAGCGCGTAATCATTCTCGCCGAGATTGATAAACACCAGGTCAGGCGCAAAATACTGCATCCAGTATTTCTGGTACGAGGCCGTCTGGTTCAGGTGATATGCCGCAGTCGCGCCGCCCCGAGCGTACCGAATAACGCGAACGCCGCCAGCAGAGTTGATGCAGTTGAAGCTGACAATCGCAGGATACCCGGCCTGACCTGATGCGGGCGGCTCTATCTCCAGTGAATAACGGCCGGTGCCAGGGCCAAGACCTTCGACGCGAACAATGGTTATTGTTTCACTGCCCTCGGGGTTGTTCGCTACCGTAGCCGTCTGCCACTCCCCGGAGCCTGCCGGGCCAATGGAGCCATCATCATTCCGGTCGGTCGCACGAAAGCGGAACTGGCTGGATGTTCCGGCGTCTCCGGTACCAGTAAAACCAACCTCGACAACATCGTGCTGGTAAATTGGGTTGCTGCGGGACGCATCTTTTACCCGGAAAAATAAATTAGTGCGACCTGTCCACGGAACAAGAGCAAAATTTAGCGGGCCACATTTTTTGCCGTAGGTCTGGTTATCCACCCAGCCAGAGTAGACCAACTCTAAATTCAGCAGGTCGCGGGATGCCGTGTTGTTGTTTGATGGCGCAAAGTACCCAATCCCCCCATGACCTAACAGCGCCGCAAACAGGCTGTACATCGCATCAATAGCGCTCAGGCCGTCAGTGCCTGCGGTAAGAGAATCAGCCGGCCCGCACATAATGACCAGGTATCCTCCGGTGTACGCCCGTTCCTGCATGGCGATGAGATAATTAAGCAGGCCTGTCTCCGGCAAAGCTGTCGCAGCTGACGACTCACCAGAACCCATCAACAGCAGTTGATTGTCAGCTCCAAGCACGGCGAACGGTGACGATGCGTATCCTCTGAGAATTGATACCCCGGCATCCTGTAAAGAATCAGATGTGAGAAATGACGTCATCTCGCCGTCTGTACCGATGACTGCCAGTGGTTTTCCCGGTAAACCATACCCGTACTTAATATCGGCTCCGGCATCGCGCAGCCTGTCACTGTCGGCACCATATTCAAGGACCTGATAATCAGTACCAATAATGACAAATTCATCAGTCCCATATCCTCTGAGAAACCTGACACCTGCGAAGGTAAACATGGATGGCATCTGGCGCCCGGTTGGCTGCAGCGTCCCGCTAACGTTCATGACCTCAACAGCCAGCGCGCTATCGTCCGGGCTGCGGTAATACGTCGTAGAGCCCTCCGGGATATTCACGATGTCCGCCTGGGCAGCCGCCAGCGTCGCGTACTGCTTACTGAGCGGGATCAGGTTCTGCTTGATCTCATCGTTTTTCGCCATCATCTGGCGCCAGGTATCGAGCGGTTCACCGCCGCGGTCGTTAACCGTACCTGCCGGACCGTTAACCAGCTCGTCAGCGCGCTTGACGTTATCCAGGAAAATTTCAGGCGTCGTCGTTCCCAAAGGCGGGTTAAGTTCGGCCATGTTTTTTGCTCCAAAAAGAGGCTTCGCCCAAACGAGGGTTTGAGCGAATGGCCGCGGCTTTTTACAATCAGCCATTTCAAAGGGTTACAACATGCTGATTGGCTATGCGAGGGTATCCACCGGGGATCAAAACCTCGATTTACAGAAAAACGCTCTGATCCGCGCAGAATGTGAGCTGGTTTTCGAGGATATGGCCAGCGGGAAGAATGCCCGGCGGCCAGGGTTAAAGCGAGCGCTGCGACGGCTCCGCCCGGGTGATGTGCTGGTGGTCTGGAAACTGGATCGGCTTGGCCGCAGCGTGCGCGATCTGATTACGCTCGTATCGGAGCTACAGGCGCGCGGGGTGAATTTCCGCAGTCTTACCGACAGCATCGATACCAGTACGCCAGCAGGCCGTTTCTTCTTTCATGTCATGAGTGCGCTGGCAGAAATGGAACGAGAGTTGATCGTCGAACGTACTCGCGCTGGTTTAGCCGCAGCAAGGGAGCAGGGGAGAATTGGAGGGCGGCGTCGGGTAATGACGACTGATATCGTGGAACATTGCCGCCGGATGCTCGCAAATGGAGCTACCCGACAGCAGGCTGCAGATGTTATTGGGGTTGGGGTAAAGACGATTTACAAATATTTCCCTGTAGCTGGCGTAGGGAATTTTGAGAATCAGTAA